TTTACCATTTTGATGAGATACACACTTTGCATAAAGGGAAAGCCCGACCGCGATTATGAAACGCTTCAGGAGGCGGAGAAGATCATTGAGAAAGAGCTAGGGGCGTTTGATAAGATCAACGACTATCTGCAAAGGGGTAAGCACGTCAGACGCAGCTATGTGTGCGCGAGGGGGAATGCGATGGTGATGATTGACAAGTGATGCAAATAGTATCGGATTTATTTTGTAACTTTGCTGCAAACAAAACCTAAAGCGATGAGCAATTTCAAAAGAATGGTCTTTAAGCTAGACCCCGAACAAAGAGAAGAGCAAGGTAAACTTGTGGAAAGATACCTCACAGCGTTGGGGTATGAGGATGCGGAAACTTGGAATGATGAGCGTAGGCACGACAATACGCGCAAACACATTTTTGTTGATGGTGTTAAGTTTATGTACTTTACTGATGACTGTCACGAATTAGCAACTATTGAGCCAACCCCCACCCCCTACCAAGTAGCGGTAGCGGAACACATGGCCACCGCGCCCCAAGAACTCGCAGAGTATGTGCGGGGGAGGTTGGTGAGTGGTGATTGGTGGAGAGATGGCAAAGACCCAATACTTGAATGTGGGTTTAGTTTTATTGAATCAGTAGAAGGCTCTGATTTTTGGGGTTTTATTTGCAATAATGATTGGCAACACGCAATGGCCACCGACTTTTGGCGAAGCCGTACAGCTCCGTCAGAAGCTACGTCAAAAGCTCCGTCAATCGAGTTCGGAAAACCCGAACACCCACATGAAGAGTACGACTACATTAACCCCGCCCACTACCAAGAGTTCAGTGTTGAGGTCATCGACATGATGGCCGCTATTTGGGGGAAGGAGGCAACGGCTTTGCATTGCGAGATGTGCGCGTTTAAGTACAAGCTGAGAGCGGGAAGCAAGCCCGACCAACCGATTGAGCGCGACACCGAGAAAGCCGCGTGGTATTTGTCAAAAGCTAAAGAGCTGCGCGATGCCTGAGCCAAAGTACACCTACATCATCAGTGACCCCCACGGCAACACGCTCGGGGGAGCTACAACGATGAAAAGAGCAATTGGGATGATGGAAGAGCTAGCACATGATGAAGTTTTTGTTAGTCACGAGTGGATGTGCGAAGAGAACATCTACCGCTACCAACTCACCAACTACCACTACATCGACAAAATAACATTGAACCAACTTTGACCATGTACAAAGCAATAAACCAGGAGGGAGAGCGCAGGCTCTTTTACCATTTGACAGAGGCCTGCGAGTTCGCGGGCAAGTCGTACCATTCAGTCTACCGAGCCTTCAAACTTGGAAAAGCGGTAGACGGGATTGAAGAAGTGGATGAAAGCCTAGTTAATCGAGTAAACAGGCAAGTGGTTCTTGAGGATTACATTTCTATGTATTGGCCAAGCAACCCACCATTTGCAATGATGGAGCCTGACGGGTCAATCCTTTTTGTTTAACTTGCAACGTGTTAGAGCCAAACGATCCCGTAAGAGGTAAAGGCGATGAGGCCTACTGGGATAGGCAGCGCATTACCCTTTACCTTTTGGCGGGGCACGTTTGGCGGGCATTTAAGCTATCATGCGGGGAATACTGCGAGTGGACAATTAGCCACGCGATGCTATACGAGGACTTTAGGCAATGTGTGAAAGATGCCATTTACACGCGGGGGGATGAAAACGCGGCAGAGGTTAGGAAATTGGAGAAAGTGAAGCTACTATTTGACGAGTGCCGCTATTTTGACGGGTGCAAACTTTTGAAAGTGCTATGATTAAGATAATCCAAAACAAAGCGATAAGCGACAATCCAGAGAGGCAAGCGGAATATGACTACGCCTCGGAAATGAACAGGAGCCGCTTCCCGCTTTACACGCATCAGAATAGCAGGAGCTTTCGCTACCTATTCAGCATCTGCGATCCGCGATATGTAAACGTCATCTGCAACGCTGACATAATCATTGAAAACAGCGTACACCTTCACTCAATCAAAGAGGGCGAGGCGTGGGCGTTGAGCCGTTGGGATGGTGGAGTTTTATACAACCACAAAGACAGCCAAGATGTTTGGATAGTGCGAGGCCGCCCGCCTCAGGGGTTTATTGAAAGGCTGAACTTTGAAATGGGAATACCTGGGTGCGACAACCGCCTAGCGTGGGAGCTTCAGCAATTTTACAAGGTGAGCAACCCTAGCAAGACAATCAGGTGCCACCATGTGCATGATAGCGGGGTGCGGAGCTACGGAAAAGGGAGGGGGGAGAAAAAGCGTGAAGTTGTGCAGGGGCCTTATTTATTCGTTGAACCTACGAGGTTATGAGAATCCTTCATGTAGCAATGGGGATGCCCGAATTTGACAGGGCGGCTATTGACAGGGGGCATTACATCAGTAGATTTGAATGGAAAAAACAAAAGTCGCTACACACTGCGTTGTTGGAGAAGGTTTTTAGATTTAAGCCTGACGTTGCGTTTTTCCAAATTCAAAAGCCAAATATTATTAAGCATGAAACCCTAGAAGCACTACGCAAAGAGGGAATCTTTACAGTCAATTGGACGGGCGATGTGAGGGAGGATATAACTTGGTACAAAGAAGCCGCCCCGTATTTTGGTGTGACCCTATTCACCAACCAAACAGACGTTGACACGCTTACAAGCGAAGGGTTTCGGGCAGACTTCCTTCAGATCGGTTATGATGACACCATCTACCGGTACGAAGAGCGCAAAAGGGCGGGGGTGGTGTTTCTTGGTAATAATTACATCAACCGATATCCGGAAAGTAAAAGGCGCAGGCAGATAGTTGAGCATTACATGAAAAAGGGTTTGGATGCTTACGGTATTGGATTCCCTAAACGATTTACAATAGCAGCTAAGGAAGTTTTGATCTATCAAAAGGCAAGCTACGCTCTAAACATCGACCATTTCAACAGGCCGAGATTCTACTCTGACAGGGTGCTACGCGCTCAGGCGTGCGGGGCTATTATCTGCCAAATGAGCGATGTACCTATGGAAGATCACCCCTTTGCACTTTACGGCTATCCAAAGGGGCAGGAAATGCCGCCAAGCTATCACAAGATGATAGCGGAGTACACGAGGGACAACCACACATGGAGAAACAGGATTGATGACTTAACCAAAATCATAGAAAAATGGGCAAAGTAACCCCGATTAAAAGACAAGACGAAGGCTCGCATCAGCTGCTTTCATTGGTGAAAATGCCAATGTTGATGTTCGTTAGGGAACACATGGAGAAAAACGGAATATCAATAAAAGATGTTGCTGAATTACTAGGTGAAACAGAAGAGGCCGTTGAAGATTATTTACATCCGTTCATAGATTACGACCTCAAGAACATAATGAGGATAGCCTACGCTATCAATGTGTATTTTGAAGTCCGTATGATTGACAAAATATTCTATGAGGAATTGGAGGATATGAAAACCATGACGGATGAAGAGCTTGAGCAAAGCCGAAAGAACCGTATGGAGGAAATGAAGCGAAGCATGGGAATTATTTCATGAGAGCAGCAATACTGACAGGGGCGAATAAAGCGCAGGAAGAAATTCTATTTGCCACCCACGAAGGGAAGGCGGCCCTAGCTGATCACTTCGGATGGGATTTAATCACGGCCACCGACAAAAACTACGCAAGCCACCCGCACCCCTCTTGGCAGAAGATTGACCTAATCCGGCAAAAGCTACACGCCTACGATGTTATTTTATGGTTAGATGCCGATAGCTTCGTCACCAACCCGAAAGCGTGCCCAATGCCAAGTGAAACGGCTTTCACCATCTCAGCCGATTGGTGCGAGCCTACGCCTATCAATCCCGAAAAGCGTTGGATAAGCTGCGGGAACTTTTGGACTGTCAACAAGCCCGAGGCGTGGCAATACTTCGAGCAGATGGAAAAATTCAAAAGCATCTATGCCAACCGCTCGTGCTGCTGTTGGGAGCAGGATGCCTTTCATCAGGTGCTGTGGAGGTCAAAGCTAGGTCGGGAGGTCACTATACTACCGAGAACGGCAATGAACGCTGTCAAGTGTACGAAGGAGGGAATCACAGAGCGCATTCAATACGCGAAAGGTGACTTCCTGTGCCACTTGACAAACGTGGATAGGTTCGCCTTCATCGAAGAGCTCAAAGCCGACCTGCGGGCGAATTTGTAGTTTTGCATAATAGTTACAACCTATTATGGCTGGGCATAGCACTAAAGCAAAAGGCATAGACAGGCGCAAAAATCCATACCGCACCTTTTTCCGCGATAACATCAGCGAAGAGGATTTGAAGCTAATTTGGGAAAAGGCAATCGAAGAGGCTAAGGAAGGAAATGACAAAGCCCGAAAGGAGGTGCTTGACCGCTTATTTGGCCGCCCTGACCAAAATGTGAACGCTCACGTTGAGGAGCTAAAGAAGATCCTCCCTCCGTGGATGACCAATGAAAGCCAATCCTAACCTCTTATTTCTACGGGAGAATTACCTAAAAAGCCGCATCCTCGTATTGCAAGGTGGTACAAGGTCGGGCAAAACCTATTCAGCAATTCAATTTCTTATCGAGCTATGTTACCAATACCCCAATGCGGGCATGGTCATTACAATAGCTAGGGCTACATACCCCGCCATTCGAGGCTCTGTACTTCGGGACTTCATAGACATTCTCAACAGCTTCGAGGCTTACGACCCAAACAACCACAATAAAACCGAAAGCACCTACATTCTTGAGGGGAACATGGTCGAGTTTATCAGCTTAGACCAACCGCAAAAAGTGAGGGGGCGCAAGCGTGACATCTTATTTGTCAATGAGGCCAATGAGATAAGTTTGGAGGGGTGGAATCAGCTCTTATTTAGGACAACAGGCTTTTCAATCGTTGACTTCAACCCATCCGACCCGATGCACTGGATTTATGACGATGTGCAAACGCGGTCAGATGCAAAGACATTAGTCACCACCTACAAGGATAATCCACACCTTCCGGACGTGGTGATAGCCGAAATCGAGCGGTTTAAGCAGATAGACCCCGACTATTGGAAAGTGTACGGGGAGGGGCAAAGGTCAGCAGGGCGCAAGGGGCAAATCTTCACCCACTTCCAAAAGGTGGATTTCATAGATTGGGAGGAGTGCAGCTCCATCACCATTGGCCTCGACTTCGGATTCACCAACGACCCAACAGCAGTTGTGAAGCTAGGGCGAAAGAACGACAGGCGATACATTCAGGAGTTAATTTATGAGAAGGGGCTAACGATTGACCTCTTGGCCGAACGGCTGCGCTCCGCAGGGGTGACGAACCAAGACACGCTCGTATGTGACAGCGCAGAGCCTCGAAGTATTACAGAGCTTAGAAAGTACGGATTCAACGCGATAGGGGTCAAAAAGCATAAAGACAGCGTAAGGCACGGAATTAACGCACTCAAGGCGTTGAGTATCTTTGTAACTGCAAATAGTAGAAACGTGTGGGAAGAGGTCGTTTGGTACGCTTGGGAGATGGACAAAGACGATAAGCCTAAGTCACCTGAGAGGCCGATAGATGCCTTTAACCACGCAATGGACGCTATACGATACGCCAATTCAGTAACACCTCGCCCATTCTTCGTATGACGATAGTAGATAGAATCGCAAAGGCTTTAGGTTACGCACCCATGCAAGGGCGCGACCAACTGCTCAACAAGCTCACAAAGGCCATGACGTATTACATCGGGGTGGATTCTCCCGTATGGAGGGAGGACAATCCTGAGAAGTACGTTGAAGATGGGTATGCTCGGAATATAGACGTTTACTCTATTGTCAACTACATTGCCAAGAAAGGAAGCAAGGTAGACATTCAGCTATGCCGAAGCCTTCCCAATGGCGAAGAGGAAACGATTGGCAGCCACCCTGTTTTGGATCTTCTCTACTCACCCAACCCCGATCAAGGGAAGATGGCTTTCATGGAGCAGGCTTTGGGCTTTTATGCGTTAAGCGGGAACTCTTACACCTACCTACTCGCACCCGATGCAGGGCCAAACAAAGGGCGGCCCCTTGAGATGTATCAGCTTCCCTCGCCTTGGGTGGAGGTCATCGGTGGGGATTACAGAACACCCGTGCGAGGCTATCAGATTTACACTTACGGCAACAGCCAGCAAGTGCAATTCACCTTAGACGAGATCATCCACACGAAGGCCGCGCAGTACCTATGGGGCGAGGGGCAAGAGAAATACGGAATGTCACCTATGCGTGCCGCTTGGTACAGCGTGCAAACGAGCAATTCTGGCTACACGGCTAATAAGAAGGGCCTTGACAATATGGGGCCTCCTGGTGTTTTGTTTGACCGAGGCACGAGTACAACGGAAGTTGCCACATGGACGGATGACCAACAGCGAATGATGCAAGACAAGTTGAGAAAACTTGGCGGCACCAAGAACGCGGGGACGATTATGGCCGCTGTTGGTGACTTGGGGTGGATAAACTTTGGCCTTTCTGCTGTGGATATGGCCATTCTCGCCACTTTGGAGTTCACTTTGGCCGATATGTGCAACGCCTTCGGCCTTCAGGATATGCTATT